GGAAGTAATTCCTATATCGGCCCAAGAGAGATGTCTTTTGACATCCCACTCGAGCTGTTGGTGACTTATACCAACGCACAGTCCAAGAAGGACTACGCGCGAGCGTCTCCGTCTTTGGCAGTTAGCTTGGGACTCTTGAATAAAAAGGGTTCTCATCCTGACTGGCTTAAAAAGCTAGTAAGGAAGATCTCAAAGCGAGTTAATCACTTTGAGATACAGACCCTGAATCATACCTGGTCGACCATTGCGTCTTGTTACGCATTGGCCATCGGACAGTTCCCGAGAACATCTCGGGCTGTCTTATTGGGTATGATGAGACAGATCAGATGGATTCTGAGTGTCTATGCCTCTGAAGGCTTAGACAGTGTAATGGGAAAGGTAAAATACCTTTTTGATTATTTCAGAAATTCATCTGGTGAACCTCACGAGGACTCCTCTCCGCTTAAAGCAGAGCCTGGAATCCCGGGATTTATCCGAGGAGGATCAATCCTTTTGAAGAGGGGTTTTCACCCCTTCTTCAAAGGTGAGTCTTCTATCTTAGTTTCAGAATCATGGCCGCGTGCTTGGCGCCGACCATCAATCTGGGTCTATTCGACCGGCAAGAAGGCCTTAGGGCCTCCTTCCCTATCTAAGAAACTGTCTTCTATCAAGAAGTTCCTAGAGAATACTTCTGAACATGTCCCTCTCGAAGAGGGGGAAGAACAGAATATCTCAAATTTCGTTGCTGAGCTTTATGCTACCTTAGGGGTTCCCCAAGGTAGTGTTCATGTTTCATTTTCTGGTGCCGCGACCCTCTCCTCATCTAGAGAGAGAGGGGGAATGATTCGTGACTTTCACGAATTACCAACTGAGGATTGGTTCCTCAGATGGTTCACGGACCAAGATCCCTTCCTATCAACTGGACTCCGGGTCTCTGACCTGGTGTTGCCTCCTCATAGTTCAAAAACCTATGATGAAGATAGGGAATATAATCAAATCTCCTTCTTCGAGCTCTGGATGTTTCCTGAGAATCGGATGCGTCTTCTGAGTGCTATGGCACTAGAAGCGCTAGAAGAAGAAGAAGTCATCTACATTTATGGTGACGACGCCGATGAAGAGATGGTCTCATCTCTTCCCTTATATAAGGAACCCCCAACTTTTGAAGTTGTGGGTAAGTTGTCGACGCGACTAGGGGTGGTGGATGATTGTGGGTTCAAAGGTCGGGTGATCTCGATATTCCCTTGGTTTGGGACGTATCTAGGTCACCTGGCCCGAACACTCACAAAATCCGTGTTTAAAGGCGACAGGATAGGAATAATTCCTACCTTAGTCTTTAAGGGATATAAGAATATCCCTTACTTCTTTAAGCCCCCCTTCTACTCCTTAGACCTATCTTCGGCCACTGACCGAGCTAAGTCCGAAAGGTATGCTTGCTTTGCAAAATACCTAGGAGTGGAGATGACTAAGAGGAATGATGGTGAGGAGTGGATCCGTAGGATCTACACCGTCTGCACTCAGATCTTTTATAAAGATCTGACTGTTTTACCACCGTCCTCGATTGATTTGGGAGAATTGAAAGGTAACTTTCCGTACTCACCTTCTCGCTATGCACCAATGGGTTGTCCACCCAATTGGTTACTCCTTTGCATGGACTTAATGTTCATGTATTGGTTGGCGAGAAAGGATGTAGGACGTCCTTGGAGTATAGGAAAAGAGCGAGTCGCTGTTTTCTGTGGTGACGATGCCGGGTTATCCGGTATCGAACCTGAACTCTACAAGGCGTTCAGACTTAGAGTCATCCAGTCTGGGCATACGCCTAGTCCGGGAACCGACATATATTCTATGACGGCTCTTCAGCATGTGCAGAGAGTCTGGTTCTGGAATCCAGACTCAGAACGGCTAGAAGAAACTTCTATGCCTAAGCCATCCTGCTTACAAAAAGCAAGGGTGGTCTCCAGGCTGCCAGGAAGGAAGAGGTTAAACCTCATCTCTTCCCGGGGACAGGCTGCATCTAACACACTTAAGCACCTTTGCTCACGCAACGGTGATAAGTGGGACAAACGACTCAGAAGAGTCGGTGCCCTGTTTCATGCTTATGCTAATCATCTGGCTAGAGAGAAGATCAAAGTATTGGGGATTCCCCTTTACCTTCCTCAGGTGTTGGGGGGCTATGGAGCCCCTCACCATTCCGGCTTCCCTCTAAAGCATGTGGCACCTTACCATCTAAGATGTGTAAGGGCTCTTATACGCAGTGACTGTTCACTGCCTCACATGCGGACTCTTACGACCCTCGCAAAGGTCTGGAACTTCAATCCTTCTAATTCTTGTCAGAAGGAAGCCAAGCGTCTCACGGACGTTTGGTTGGACTCCATTTTGATGGAGAACAGGAAGTTCGATACCTGGGAGGATTATGAGTACAAAGCTGAAAACCAGTATGGGAGGACCACCGATGGTCCCCCGGTCTGGCTGGATGCCAGTGGCTATCTTCAGAAAACCACTGGTTTCGGCTTAAAAGTTAATGACTGGGAGGGGTATGACTCGGTAAAAACCGAGTTCAAAAAACAGGGTTTGACCCCTGTTCCTCTCCAGTCAGCTGTGGACCACGTATTCAGGAAGAACCTTCTTGAACAAATGTGGTATCATAAAGAATCGGCCTCATCTTTTAAAGATGAGCCCAGTCTCAGCAACGTTGCTAAAGCTATTAAAGGGATTTACTCCAAACTCCACGCAGAGTTCGAAGCACAACACTTTCCTAAGGAAAGTCCTTCGGAATCCCTTGCCAATCTTTCCACCGTG